CACCGTTAGCCATGATGTCAGAATACATCTCATTAAGGCCTCCGCCACTGTAGTGGTTTGCGACCTGAAAAGCGTAACGCGGTCCTTGGTGATACGCAACGCACCAGAGAATAAATGCGTCCGTATCCGTGTCGGGGTTAATCCCATACTGCTTAGCAACACTGAAATAGTTCTCAAGGTCCTTGACAATCTGGTCGCCCTGAATATCCTTGCTCGCATTAAGCAACGGCTTGAGACTGTCGCCTACAGGGCGAGACAGGTAATAGGTGTTCCAGGACGAATCGGACTCTGGAACGGACTCGAGCCGGGACCTGAAACCACCATCGACACGAGAATACTCGGTGGCGTGCGCGCCGCGCATTCGGTTGAGAATCGCCGCAGCGCGAGTGCCATACCACTGCGCAATTCCGACAGTAATTGGGTCATTGTAGTTGATTGCCGAATAGTCCATAGACGACTCAACCTGACCAATAGCCTTAATTGCAACTTTCTTGGCTGTTGCGTCCCACGCCATAGTTCCTCCAACAGAAATAGCCTGCCCCAATTCTATCGGGGCAGGCTACTCCTGTCTACTCACCAGATTTTGTAGGTCATATTCACCTGGTAAGTCTGGTTAGCGGAGAGAATATCTCCTGCGTAAATTCCTCCAGTCTTAGCGACATATAGATATTTGTATGTTCTGTCGTTTCCAATAATGGGTGACATGACGCCATCGTACGGGCGCGCCCACCCAGGAATACTCATTAGTCGACCATCGTATCCCACATTATTTGTGCCAACCTTGAATGTTCCCTGAATGTAAACCCAGTCCCTATCGCGCTCGCACGTGAGGTAGTTGTAGTCCTTTGCCACAGTACCGTCAGACAGCGTGTGCAGAGCCATCGCCGGAGGGTTGAACCACGACGACCCACCCTTGAGCCACACCTGAAAAAGCTCCTTGACGTGCGTGTACCCCGAGGCAGTCATGTGCACATTATCGGGCCCCTGGTCCCAGGACTTGGCTTGCTCGTCTCCCCAGTGCACCCATCCACGAGAACCCTCGCAGACAACAGCACCATAAGGCTTGCCAGCGTTAACAACCTCGAAAGTACGAGACACACAAGATCGTGCCATCTGAACATATTCGTTAAGACTGGATTCATTAAAAATTACGGGGAGAACTCGAATGTCCGCGTTAGGGAAGTACTGGCGCGCAAGCCTGAAAAATGTTGACGCCTTATCGCTCACGGAATTCTGTGCCCGAATATCATTCAGTAGATCAATCACGAAAAGGTATTTAGTCTTGCGACGCTTTTCCTCAGACATTCCTTGCTTGGCATTATCCAACTGTGTCAGGAAATTATTGTCAGACGTCGAAGTAAACCCGCCGCCACCAATCGCATACACATTCGGATTCAGCCCCAGTTCACGACAAAGCGTCTCAGTCCAACGGCTCGCTTCAATTGTGGCATTCGACGAACCAATGACAACGCCCTCCGTGAGTTTCGGGTCCTCGAGGAAGATATCGTTAGCCTCGGTCTTCGTGTAGTAGGCCGGGAAACGATTGTCGAAGTCCCTGCGCTGTTGGTCCAATTTACCCTGAATCTCTGTCTGAAACTGAGTGTTCTGGGCCTTTAGCGCGTCTCCCCACGCCTTAGTTGTAAGCGTAACCCGCTTACCGGCAGGCGACTTAAGTGGCGCTTCAATGTAATTGCCGTCAACTTCGCGGAATTCGGCGTCAATAAGGCGCCGCTTGAAGTCCTCAATCAGAGACTCGAGCGCAGTTTTCTTTGCATCCAGTTCCTTGTTCCAGCCTGAATGAGTCTTCTCAACCTCAGTAATGAAATTGGTGACCGTCTCATTCAGTTTGGCGATAATCTTGTCCTGTTCCTCGCCAAAGGAATTCGTGAACGTAATGACGTCAATGACGCTAGAGCGAATTCGCTCAAGCACGTCAATATATGTAAGCCCGTCACGATAAGTAAACGGTGTAATGTTGTTAACCGACCGTGACTGAACACGCCAAAGCGCCTGGTCAATAGAGCCGATAATGTCGTCACCAGTAGCCATAATATCCTCCAAGCCCTAGTCCGAGAGAGTATCCATTAATTAGTCCTCCGGGGGTGTGAGGCATGTCCGTGTCCCACAATCCCATGAAAAGATCACTCAGTTCTGCGATCACTAAATCGTCAACGTTAAGTAGTGTTCCCCGATAATCTGCAATTGCACGAGCCTTAGAGCCTGAATACCCCCACGAATTCGAGTGCTGATTATTGACGTAGTTGCTACTTGAAGACGACGTGCTATCCGACTCGTTACGAGACGTGGTGTCACCTGACGTGCTCGCGTCGCTGATACTCGTAGCATAGTCCCCATCGCCCGCAAGGCGTGTCTGAGGGGTGTCCGAGCCCACGGTGCGCCCCTTGGACTTGTTGGTGCCACTACCGCTGCCAGTCTGGTGGTTGATCCCGGAGTTCTGGGACTTGCCGTCCTGGCTGGTCTCGCTGTAGTGGCGATTGCCTTCAAGCGGGTCCGTGTTTTGCAGTTCAGCCAGATACATCCGATTATACCGGGGCATAATCAGTTCCATCTTAAGGCTTAACCGCCAGATAAAGATATCAATTGTCTCGTGTGCAATCTCCTGAAGCCAATAGGTCTTCTTAATCCGATCATTCAGTGTTTTCCTGTATGCTTCGTCGAAGATCGGATAATCATCAAGGCCAATATGGTCATCAGTAATCCGCACAACTTCACGAAGCATTATAGTTGTTACCGCCATCGTCACCCCCATAGGTTGTCAAATTAGAACTAGCAAGATAGTCATTAAGGTTCGGTGCAGCATTGTCGTCTACAGCCCAATAGCATGACACGTTAAGACCAAATTTCTCATTAATCTGTTCGCAAGCCAACTCGCGCGGCTTCATAAATGACTCACGAGATGCGAGAACCTGCCCCGAATTAGCGGCCGCTTCTTCAACCACCATGCGCTCACGCTTTTCAGAATTCACATTCATAATGCCGAGCATTGTGAGTGCTTCTCCCCAAATCTTGGACTTAGACTCCATGTGCTTGATCGAGGAAACAGCACCCGCACCAGCATTCTGGTTAAGTGGAAACACGCCGATCGTGTTGGCGAGATTATCCATACTCATATTCTCAGTGCCCCACACAACGGGCTCACCATCATAAATCTTAGAAATAAGATTCTGGATAGTGAGACGCTGGTCCTGCGAGCACGCAACGATCATCGGGTTGCGCTCATTCAACAAGTCAATCTCGATTGTCCTGTCAATCTGAGCAAGCCGCGCAGCATAGGAGAGAACAACGTCAATTTCAGGCTCCCGAACCTGGTTACCCCAGATACACACCGACTCCGAAGCGCTCACCTCACGAGAATAAACACCATTACGGGTAACGCGATATCCCGTGGGATTATCCTGAATGTCCAGCGGTCCCGAGATTGTTGCGGGCATTGCCATAAACAATTCGAAGAAACTGTCCCAATAGAATACTGAGTATCCATTATTGAAGATAGTTGCTTCAATAAACCGTGGGTCAATCCCATTAGGCAGTCCCTCCCAAGTAAACCGGGAAAGGCACTTGCCCATTAACTGTCGCCGGTACATGTGCTCCAACTGCATCTGCCGTGCTTCGGACGAAGACGGGGGAGACGCCATGATTTTCTTGTAGATACCGTTAAGCACATAATCCTTTTTACTCACTAAGGGTCACCCTAACTGTCTTGTCAATTCGATTGTTGCGAACGTTGGTGTTACCAATTCTCTGAGGGGAACGCCAGACGGTAACGCCCTTTTCGAAAATTCCTCGCACACTAGCCTTGAATCCCTCAGGGATAGTTGTGTCAACCAAATAGCACTCGGCCATCTTCCAATATGTAAACTCGGTCATAAGGCTAAGTGTCTTCGGGAACCTAATCCAAGTATTCATTAAATACCCATACCTAAGCCAGAAATCGCCAATACTACGCATAGCGGCCGGCGAAACACTTCTAATTCTAGCATCAATCACCAGACCATTCGAGACCATGGCAGACACATACCCTGACGTCTGTCCGACAACAGACGGCGGAATAACCTGCATGTCCTGACGCTGGCCGTTAATCGATGCGATGGCCGCCTCATAATCCCCATTAGCTGCAAACTGCGCCAGTTCATAGTTAGTATCCCGCACAGTCCTTTGCTGCTGCTGAGAAATCTGCGAAGCACCACTAGCCAACTGATTCTGAATATTCGCCGTCGACTGTGCCTGAGAATTATTAATCATCGCAGACACCCCGGCCGTAGCCGCCTGACCAATACCAGCACCGGCCGCCGAACCATTCAACCCCATAACACCGCCAAGCGCTGTCATGGCTCCCTGAGTAGCCTGAACAGTAGCCCTCATATTATTATAACGCGACTGAGAATCCGCCATAGCAGAATTACCCCACATAGAATTCTCAGCCCCAGCCTGAGTCGCAGCAATACCCGCATTAGCAACATCACGCGCCGCCGTCGCAGCACGCTGAGCACGCTGCTGCTGCCACTTCGCGTTATTCACCTGAGCCGCCGCCGTGTGTGCCGACGAAGCAAGTGCGTTCAGCGAGGAATTGTTGACGGCCGAGAATGTGGGGAGAGACGTGTATCCGGTGCACATATCCCAGCCCTCACCGTACTCGTTAGTCACCTTTCCTGCGCGGCGCTCAACAATCACGGATTCTGTGATTGTGTTGTAGTCTCGAATGGTCAAGAATAGTGAAGGATTGGGCGGGGCAACATGTGCATACTGATTAATATTAATTCCCGCCGTACGAATGGATTCAGGCCTAAATTCAACAGGGTTGCCAGAGTACGTTGTTAACTCAACAATGCAATATGGTGACGTCACAAATTTCTTAAGTTCCTGATATTCCTTGGGAAGCAGTGAAAGAAATTCGTTCCTAAAACTGGCATCAGTAAGTGAATAGTTTCGGTTAATATATACACTATGATTGGTTAGCCACGTCCACTTACCTGTGCCACTGTCTTTCCCAACGTCAACTTTAGTTCCACCAAAGTCAACAATATCTTTGGGGACAATCGTGATTGACCCAATCCCTTGCGCGATCCAGGGATAATTTTTTAAACCCAACATTCCTTGGCGGAAATCTTTGTATGTACAAACATATATCTCGACTCCATTGGGCAACCCCTCAGCGTTGCTAGGGTCGGCCATTGAAACGCGGGGATTGTTTGCATCACCATATCCATTTTCAACGTCAAGGTTGACAGTCGACGTAACAATGACGCTATAGTCATTATTTGTGATATCCGCAAGCATGCGCCGGTAGGTTCGGATAATTTGGTGCTCAGACCCCATATCCAATCCCTCAGGTTGGGTCAACCAATTCTTTCCGTAGTTATCGAAAGAATCAGTTGCCGCAATGCCCATATGCCCGCGCTCAAGGTAACTGCGGCCAAAGTTGATACGCTGATAATAGGTGGTCCAAACATCAAGTTGAAGTGTCAACTGCGTGGTATTGGGGGCAATGTAGTCAATGCTGGTAATAAAATAGAAAAACACGCTAGGCGTGTAACCCTCAAAACCAATGTTATTAACCGGACGTCCCGGATTCTCAACCATCACATAGTTATACTGATTCGCCTTAGTGAACGGCGTAGGAATACGAATCGGCTTACCCTGAGCAAGATAAGTCATCTGATTAATCTCAACCTTATGTAGGTTGTTAAACGATTTGACATAGGCGTAAGGTGTGTGGCCATACGATTTCCAGTCAACAATGTCCCGATAGGTGTTATCGAAAGGCACATTAACCATCGTAATAACCGAGCCAGCAGACCACACAGAATAGTCAAATGAAAGACCCGCTCTAGTCTCAGGTGGCATAGCATAAATTTCAGACATATCATCCTCCTTCAACGCAAGTATAGCAGAACCGGGCGCCCATTGGACGCCCGGTTCTGTATTGATTCAGGTGTTACTTCTTAACCTGAATGCTAATCTCCTTGTTGAGCGGCTTATTGCCATCCTCGCCCTTAGTATCAACATTCACACCAAGGGTAAGGAACGCCTCAGGCTCGTCGGGCCCGATAGTAAGAACACCGTCATTAGAAATCTTCGTTCCCTTAGACTTGGCATTCTTGAGATACCAGTCAGTGGCATAACCCTTATTCGCGGGCGCCGTCTTCCACTGAATAGACGTCTGACGAACCGCCCCCGGAGGCATAATCGTCGACTGAGTGCCGTCCGGCTTACTCACAAGCAGTGTAGTAATCGCAGCATTAGTCTCGGCCTTAGGCGTCACCACAACCGTATTCGGCTTAGTCCCGAACGCAATAGCCGGGGTAAACGGCGAAGCGCTCATGACCGACCAGTGATGCAGCCAGAAATTATCATAAAGGCCCTCGGGGTTAGAAATACTCCGGTTCTCAAGCAGAATGTCCTTAATCACGAAGAACTGTTTGCTGGTCAGAATAGCCGACGTATCAGCCATCCCCAGCGCCTCACCCGGGACCGTGATGATGTGAGACGGTGCCTCGGCATCACTACGGTTAAACGCCGCAGACAGAGATGTCACGTCAACGTTCGCCTTAAACTCGGGCGTCGCAATAAGAACTAGGTCCTCGGGGCGCGCGAACGAGTGCACAGCGGCACTGTTAAATGCAGGTGTCGGGTACTGCATCTTATTCGCAGCAACCCTAAGCGCCTTGAGTGCAGCGTCGACCTTAGCCTTATCCGGCTCAAACGAATTCATGTCAGAAATCTGCATGCGGTAGAAGCCGAACTTATCGTCGAAAGTCTTGAACAACTTAGTCATGCTAAGGAACTCAGACCACTGGTCAGACGAGGCGGCCACGGCCATAATCTGAGAAATCATCTCAGAAAGGCCGTTGTCCGAAAGGAATGCTCGACGAAGCACGTCACGGTTAACCGTGATCTTAAACTTTTCCTTGCGGTTAATCGTGTGGAACGCGCTCTTGGACGGTGGCGGGGCCTGCCCGAAAACGTCGCGCTCAAGATAGTCGCGCTGTTCCTCGTAAATGGTCGGCTTAATGAAATCAAGGTGGACTTCCTCGATAGTGTCACCGAAATTCATCATACCCTGCTTAAAAACAGCAAGCGGGTTCTTCCACGAAATATCGCGAACAATCGTGGAACCAATGCGGTTAACCAGCGATGACATGAATTCATTGCGAGTAATGTTATCAGACATGATTCCCGCAATAGTCTCCTGAATATTAGCCTTAGTGGCCTCAGGAACCATTGTCTGATAATCCATTCGAGCGTCGCTACGAATGGCATTAAGAATATCAATATTTGAAGTGTCGTCACGCAACTGCGGCATAATCAATTCCCCTTAAAAAGTTCGCTAATCGACTTGGGCTTCCAATTAGAATCAGGAACCTTATCGTTCCCTGAGTCGCTACTAGAAAATAATCCCGACAATCCTGCAAGGGTCTTTCCAGTACTCGCCGCGGCTTTCCTGTCAATCCCCATACCGTCAACTATAGCATTTCCAGCGTCCTTAGCGGCCGCTCCCCCGAGATCAAGGGCTGCGCCACCGACGTCACCCGCGCCCTTGAGTACCGCCTTGGCGTCATCCTTTGTGCTCTCGGCCGCCTGTTTCACGTCATCCAGCGTCATCTCCTTAGATGCCGGAACGTCGTCCCCAGCAAACGGGTTACCCGTCTCCCTGTCCGTGGGGGTTAGTTGCTCACCGAGGCGATTCTCAAGTTCAGCCTGCAACGCGGAAACTTTCTCGCCGAAAACGTTCGTGAGATGTTCCCAGGCCGCCTTGGTGTCCTTGAAGTGGTCAACGTCCGCAGGGTCCTTCGGGGCTCCCTCGAACATGTTCCCATCGTCAGGAGAAACCGCTTTCTTATCCCCATCGCTGTCACCCGGATCAAAGACATCATTGCCAGTCATGCCGGATTCCTCGCGCTGCTGTGGCGTGAGGTCCTTGGCCGCTTTGTTCCGTGTCTGAGCATCATCCATGGACTGCTGCGGGTCGCCCTCAGTACGCCGCTCAGTAAGCGAACGTCCGCCGTGCTCGGCCTTGTCCTGCTTGATCGACTCAGCATTCTTCGCGTCAACCTTGGCCTTATTGGCCTTGCGTTGCTCCTCGTTCATCGGGGAACCATCGGGGTTTAGCCCCTTAAGTGCATTCTTCTCAGCATCAGATAGTGCCATATTATCCTCCTAAAACGGTAGGCTAGGAACCTACGTTCCTAGCCTACCATAAATACCCAATCATCTGAAAGCAAGTCTGAGGGCTGCTACCCAACTAAGCCCGGCCCAGTTCATTAGGTTGCTTCCGGGCAATTAGTCAGAAATTACTTACCAGACTTGGGAGCATTCTTCGCCAGATACTCGATAACGGCCTCAGTGACAATATCCGACTCATCCTTGCGCAGAAGCCAGTGAGCCTCAGTCAGGTCCGCCTGAACGGACTTAGGGAGACGGAACTTAACAGTGCTGTGACTAGAAACAGGGCGTGCCATGATTACCAACCTTAATCAATCTTCAATGTGAATGTTGTGTCCCGAAGAACCGTGCCTCCGGGGACCCTTACAGGAATCAGTTTACCATTCCAGGTGCCGCCACGCAACATGTCATCCAGAGTAAGTGTTGCTGCGACGTTGCGGGGCATTCCCGCGATGTGTACATCAAGTTTACCATCAATTTCCTCTGCATACTGCTTTGCTCGGATATAGACCGACTTTGTGAAACAACTCTCATGCTTCCAGGCACCTAGTTCTACCGGATCGACCCACAAGGATTCTGGGGGAGTCGTGGGGCCGATGAGATGTAGGGAGTCGGTATCGGCATATGCGAATGTGTCATAGTTATCTTGTGCTGCACTAATCGTTTTCTTTCGTGCATATGCTGTAATGAATACGCCCATTGGTGTATAAACAGGGTCCCTCATTTCAGGTTCATTCATTACCAGCGAAACGCGATTGTCTTTCAAGGTGGGATGTTTTCCGGTAATGTCAGGATTGGTTGCAAACTTTCCATACAAACTGTTTAGGTGTAGTTTAGCAATTTGTCTTAGCCCGCCAGTGCTGTTCTTTTTAATTTCCATAAAATGGTCAACATATTTATCGAAAAATCCGTGTGAGCCGCGAAACTCGAATGTGCCATTCCATGAATAGATTTTTAAGTCATAGTGCTTTTTCCATAATTCAATGTCAATATTTGTTGCTACAACAGTTGTAGGTTCTTTTACTTCTTCTAGGTATTGTGTTGGATTAAAAGAAAGATTCTTTTTAATTTGGATGCAAGGAATGTGGTTTGGTTTTAGTTTCGCTGTAAATGTGATTGAAGCAATGTAAAGTGGTCGATTTGTTCGCGGGGCACCATCTGAATAAATCGGATCACCGTAAGGAAGTAGTGCTGTTCGCATCACCGATGGATATAGCGAATTAACGTCATACACACTTCCTTTTCCATTCAGTCGCTTCGAATAACGCGGGTCCGCGTAAGTAAATCCGCCGCGATATGCTTTGCGTATTTCGCTGTCAATCTCAGGTGAAAGAATTGGGAATCTACGAATAAACAGTTTTCCCGTCATTTTCTTGTATGTTGCAAGCGAATCACTACCCGCCGTTAGTTTGGTCATCTTTTCTTCAAACTGAACTTCGAGTGCTTGAGCAACAATCGCTACATCGTTTCGCTGATATCGCTTTTCTTGTTCTGTTGGAATGTAGCCTATCGGCCTATGCTTTTCGTAATCAATCTCAAGTTTCTGGTCATGCAAATTAAATGCTTTAGCGATTGCACTGACCGACATTGGCAATTTCTTAAATGAATCTCTAAATTCAATGCGATACCCAGTTTCAAATACAACCGTAATTGAATAATACTTACCCATCCGAGAAATCAAGGAAGTAAATTCTTTAACCCCCGGATTTTCCTTAACCCATTTATAATCATGCTTCAATAGCCAATCTAAAATAAATGTGCCATCAAAAGCAAGGTTATGAAAATAAATGTGTGCCGCACGTTCAGAAATGTGAGACATAAATCCATCAAGGGAAATGCCGTCAACATAATTTTGAAGTTTACCCACCTGGATAATGCCCCAAGACCAAACACGGCAATCATCCTCAACCGTTGTCGTCTCAAAATCGGCGCAAAACGAGGGAACTTTCTTGTGGCTACGCCTAGCGCCGGCCCTTCCGGGACCTGCGCTTGTTGATTGGCGAACCACTAAAATCATCCTCCGGTTTAATCTTAACTTGCTTTATCTCTTTAAGTAGAGATTTAATGCTAGAATCGGCTTCTTCTACATCATCATACCAAAGGTCCTGACCTGATCGTTTTCTATCGAAATAGCCTTCTTTTGCTGCCTCATACATGAGAGACAATTGATTGGCGAAATCACCATTAACGGTCCACATTAACCACAGCACGTCGTCAGGAATGTCTGTAAGAATATCATACAATTCAGGGTCACCGATGACGTCCAGCATTGCGGCGATCTGTTGTTTTGCTGCCGTCAGCTTTTCTTGCTTGGCTGCCTTACTGAGGGAATCCAAAACAACATTAGTTTTCTCTCGCATTGCTTCTGCGGACTCAAAATTCACTGTACGCTTATTAGGATTCATTCTCTCAAGCGCATAATGTGAGCCGCCGGGCAAATAAGAACGAGACGGTCTAAAATCTCTAATCCAGTCGCCTACGGTAACGTCACCCATATAAGGCAATTTAGTTCCCGCTACACTGCGTTCATAAGCGTCAATATCCTCATTATAGCGACGCACAGCATCACGATAACGACGAACGTCTTTAGCAGAAATGGGATTACCTTTGCGGTCAGAATAATACCAAACACTATCAGAATTATTAAACTCACTAAGACGCTCAAGTTCTCGCGCCGCATTCTTCAACGTCACCTTTCCAACAGCCGACTTACCCAAAGGATCGTACTTCGTACCTCGAATATCTGCCCCATCATCACTAGTCACCATCCTATGCATCTTACGCACCGCCCGATCGCGCTCAACCTGCAACAAATCGCGCGCCCTATCCAAATCAGAGCGATGTTGCTCCCTTGCACTCGCCTTAGCCGACTTGACCTTAACCTTACCCTGTTCCTCAGACAAAGTGTCGGGCAACGGACTAAAATCAAGTCCACCAACAAAATCCCGAATCTCGGACGCGGTATTCCGAACATGCTTAGCGCCACGCTTAAACGACCGATAATGCTTACCCCAGTGCGACTTAACCAAACCAATCACCCCCTGCCCCCCTAAGGGGACAGGGGGCAACTAGTATCCTACAGCGTCCGTCAGGCCAGCGTCACCGTCGTGTACTCACGACCACGCCCAGACTTAGCAGACCCAATCTCAACAGCCACCGGCTCCGGCCACGACTTCACGTCACCCAGAATATCCACAAGCCGCTGAATCTGAGCAACCACCGTCTGAGACGAAGTGCCGTAAGCGTTTCCATCCTTGTCAATCACCGTGATAGCCCGGCGAGTCTCAACCTCACCAGTGTCCGTGTCAACCACGTCATCCTCGGTGATAACAATATCCTTAATCTCGATCTTCTTACCACGCAGTTCCTTGAAAGAAACAGCAGAATTCTGAGCAGTGAAGAAAGCCTTCTTACCAGCAAAGTCGTCAGAGAGAGAGGAGTAAACAACAGCCATGATAATTTCCTTTCGTATGGCTACTTTCAATTCAATTCAGTTCTGGTATTACCCGCCCAGCCGGGAATCTAAAATAGTGGTAACTCAACACATTGGGGGTCATCATCAAGTACTACAAGCGAATCGCGTTTAGTAAGCATCTCACACACAATCTTGTCAATTGGTGTTGTTAATGGAAAATGCATATACTTAGGATTCCCTAAACGATCGTTCATTGCAACGATCTCAGACTCTGTTATGCGCACCCAAACCTTTTCTGTAGAACGCATCATACAGAAAAAGAATGAATCTCTGTGTTTTGTAGGATATCGCAGAACATTGTGTGTTCGATAATTTAACTTATTATCATACCGCCTAACCCTAAAGCCTTTAGGGACAGTTACAATATAATCATTGCGATAAAAACAAGTCCCACAATCCACAGCAACCAACTCCCAACCCTAGAAACAGTCTTAGCCGCAATCATACCCCCAGCCACACCGAGAGCAACGCCGCTCGCAGTAAGCCGATCACCATGACGCCGCACGTCACCACAAGTACAAGTCGAATGAATGCCAGCAGAATTGTGTCGTTCATTTTCCTGATACCCCATTTCCTTGTCGATCCAAATAAGTTCACCGTTAATGTTTTCCCACATTTTCATCACCCTTTTCGCTCGCCATCATATCAAACACCTGAGCAAGTGTTGTTCCCTGTGAGAAATAATAAGTAGCGCGATCCGTTTCAATCCAATGACCACCATATTGCTCATCCGGAAGAATTGTAATCTCTCTCATCTCAGTTCCTTCCATTCCGTGCAGCCCATCGCCGCCCCGTTCATGTATTAATAATGCACCCTAGTTCTCCGCCAGTCAAGTTAACCGAGCGTGAACTACACCACACAAACAAATGACAGGACATAAGCGGCCCTATTGTACAGACAATAGGACCGCTTATTAATATGCCCTACCGCCGACCTACCACAGGTGACTTACGTTGTCAAGCGAAATCGTGTGATACGTGACACTATTTGACGAAAATGGGGGTGATCTTCGTCACATGAAAGGGGGGCA